CTACGTAAAACCGAAAAAGTTCGTTTGACAGAAGACAAGAAAACACCTAAGCTCAATAAGCCAGTCAGAACTCCGGGTGGTCCAAAGAAGTTCTCTGTACATGTCCGTAATGCCAAGGGAAATATTGTCAAGGTCAACTTCGGTGACCCTAACATGGAAATCAAGCGAGATGATCCAAACAGAAGAAAGAACTTCCGTGCTCGTCATAACTGTGCAGATAAAAAGGACAAGACAAAGGCCGGCTACTGGAGCTGTAAGATGTGGGAAAAAGGTAAGTCTGTGTCCGGAGTTCTTAAAGATGACTTCAACACCAGTCTGAAACAAATGATCACAGAAAAGAAGCTCACCAAGGATGAAATCAAGAAGAGAGATAGTTTGGCAAAAGAACTCCTCGCTGATCCAGATTTCAACAAGAAGTATGGTAAAAAGGACAACATCAAGCCTCGTGCAAAAAACAAAGAAGATGTAGCCTACGCAATCGCAACCCTTATCGCCACTGGTAGGGGAAACCAAATCAAACGTGGTCGAAAGAAAAAGAAGAAAGTTGACGAATCTTTTAATCGACTAAATACTATAAGAAACTCAATTAGGAGAGATCTAAATGAAGAAATTTAAAGAACTAGCAGAAAACATTGGACTTCACGAAAGTGGTGAACACACATTCGGTGGTGGTGTCCAGAACCCATCTGCTACACCCAGAGAAGTATCTGCTCTTAGTGATGAAGGTGCTTTCTATATTCAACGAAATGGACAACTAGACAGAATCAACGCCTTTCTAGATGCCTTTTCCCGTAAAGATTACATTGACCCCCGAGGAGCACTTGCAATGCTTCGTGCAAAGCTAAACATTGCAGGGCTTGATTTTGAATTCAATGGGAAGACTAAGTTTGACGCCGAAGGAATGAATACATTCCCAGTCACCCGATTCGGTGGTTCTTTCGGTAAGGCTCTCGATACACCATTCGATGAGTTTGATAAGACCGATGGTATCTCAGAATTCAATGACGGTAAGGGATTTGCTCTAACTATAAACATTACTCCAACTGCAAACGGTGTCAAGAGACTCGACGCCAAACTTGTCGAAACAACACCAGCAGTGGTCGTCGTCAAAGTAGATGATGAGGAGAAGTCCGAAGAAGATTGATTTAGATGTTCAATACACCTCTTGATGATGATAATTTTATATTATATGCTGCCCATAGCTATGACAATCCAGCATGTGCAAGTGAAGAAGAATTTTATGAGGACTTGAATAGAGTCAAGTACATCAAGAGGTTATTTTTTCGCTATGAAAACACAGGTGAGTTGAAGGTTAGACTATTATTAAACCACATAATAATTCTAACCAATGTATTTGGTAATGAGGGAGCAAGTAGGATACTGTTCCATAAGAGTGAAGATAAGTATTACGGCTACGTGAAAACATTTTTGATTTATTTAAACGCATTACCGAAACAAGTACCCGAAGTTGATCTAGAGACTATAGCAACAGATCACAGGATAGAAAAAAGTCTAGAGGAATTGACATGAAAAAAACCATCCATGAAGATGCACCAGCAAATGCCATGGGTGGTAATTTTGCAACTGGACAAGTCGGTGATGCTGGTGAAATAGCTGGCATGTCAGCCCCGCTCGGATGTCCTGCTCCAATCACTACACGAAGTGGTGAGTGTTTCAACAAGAGACAAATAGTAAACAGAAATCAGCAGGACAAGATCTCAAAGATTATTCAGATCTTGATGGGTAGAACCTTCCCCAAGGAAGAACTGAATGAGAAGATAGAGGCTGTGAGTACCACGAAACAAGCCACCACCGAAAAGGGTATCGCAGCTATAGGAGACAAGGCAACAGCCAACCCACCCGGACAAATAGCTCCACTCAGTAAAACAAAACCCAAAGTGGTCAGTGGTGTGAATGGTCTGAGCACACCCCCAGCAACAATAGGTAGAGTAGTGAGTGATCTACAGGCTGCAAAGAATAGATTCTCTAGGTTGAATGTAGATCTCACAAGAGCTGTAACAGACCCAGCATACCTATACAAAGCCAAAAATGTAGTAACGCAAGCGGCCGCAAGGAATGGAATTCTAGACAATGAAGCGAAAGCCTACGTACCAATGGACGTATTCTTCAAAAAACCAGAAGACGACCTAGTGAAAAGAGCAGTTTTAGATCACTTTGAAAGAATGAGGATAACTTAACATCATGGAATTTATAACAGTAGAATTTCTATCCCTGATGGGTAGTAGTCTTATTGGATTTTTGTTCCGTTCAAATGCAGAACGAAGAAAAGAACAAGCAGAAGTTTTTAACAGAATCTTAGATGCCAATAAGGCCAGTAATGAAAATCATAACAGTGCAACTGAACGTGTATCAATTAATGCTGGTAAGTGGGTCCGACGAGGCATTGTAATTGTAATACTCTTCGGAACCATACTCGCACCATTCATTCTACCATTCTTTGAGATTCCCACTGTGATTGAAATCGAAGAACACGGATATCAGTGGTGGGATATATTTGGCCTTGCTGGTAAGATGACAACGATAACACTAGAACCTGTAGATGGGTATCTTCTGTTGAAAGAGAACAGACAAATCCTCATCAGTATCGTTGGATTCTACTTTGGTAACGCCGTTGCGGCAAACAAAGCATGAAATACTTAATTCAACTAGCAGCATTGTTAATCCTTACAGGATGTAAAACTGATAGAGTTATTAATAATGCCCGACCATCCCAGAACAAGGAAGATGTAAATAATATTGCAAATGCTTTAGAGATTCCAACAGGAACATGGGTTCCTTGGTATATCATGCTAGTTATTTTACTTACAGCTATTTTGATTGTGGTTTGGAAAGATACCAGCAAAAATAATTAGGTGTTCTGAGAAGCCTCTTTTAGTTTTCCAAACAAAGCCTTACAGACATAATAAGAGTCCACGATATCCGACACCGGGTTCGTGACTTCTTTTTTGTCTGGGGTTATAAGTGTTTTCAGATTGTAGCCTGTCTCTTGCATGAACGCAATGTGCATAGCTTTTTTATCTGCGTTACCTTTACCGGTGGCTTTCTTCTTCACTTCAGAGGGACTAATGATCTCAACTGGGATATTTGCTTGGAATAGTTTATATTTGAGGACACCAGTATTCTCTGCGATATGAAATACCCTACCCTTTGCACCGTATGCATAACCCTCAATAGCCACCTGATCCGATCCATGACAGACATCACTCGCCCATGATGAAATGCTATCGTATCTTTGGCAGTCATGGTTGTATTCATCAAACTTACTCCCGTGAATGTTTGATAGAAACGTCTGTGCATATTTCTTGGTATCAGTGAGAAAGTAGAACTTGCAGGTGCAGAATCTGAATGGTTCATTCAACTCCCCCTTGTACACACATATTGCTGGACCCCGTAAGGAGTAATCTATTCCTGTAATTAACATACTGTATATATGTGAAAACCCCCCACTTGCGTAGGGGGTTCTCTAATCATTAAATGGAGGTGATCCAGCGAGACCCGTTATTTAATGAATATAATATCTATTCAGAATGAGATCTGAAGTTGAGTACGGACTACGTACTCACCAGAGTCACCTGAACGCCATCCGGTCTCACCGAGATCCCAAGTGGTATCAATCGCATTAAGAGCATAACCAAAGTCGGTTGTCCACTTAATGTTGTCGTTGACGAAGTAATTCGCACCAACGGTGATTGTACTTAGGTTTTCAGTAATACCTTCCTGCTCACCAAATTCATATGCAACGAAACCCTGAAGGTCATCCATGCACATATATCCTGCTTGAACAGTCGAACCCCAGTTGTCACCAGCGTCACCGCTAGTTGCAACATAGGCTGCTGTCAAGTCAAGAGCACCAACTGACACCTTAGTATCGAGGGTGTAGGTGAGATAATCGGAGTTCACTAGATCGTTGTATGAGATAGCTGCACCGACATTACATCGATCATCACCAAACTCCCACACATCGTAACCGAAACGAGCGGTTGCTGCCTGACCATTCTGGATACCAGCACCATTTGCGGTGTTGAATCCATCGGTGTATGCTGCGGCAATATCTAGCTTACCGAGATCCTTACTCCATTGAATACCCTGTGAACGACCCTGACCAAACGTGTTGGCAATGATCGAACGATCTGTCATAAGGGTATTTACCTGAGAGACAAGAACTTCACGCATGAAGGGTGACTTGAACTGTCCTACACGGACTGTACCACCCAGTAGATCTCCTTGTGCGTATGCATCCTTGAGATCAAATGTGTTGCTGTCGTCACTCCATTGACCACTTACCTTATACTCCCAGTCATACAGATTACCGGAAAGAATAAGTCTTGCGCGAGGAACGCTGAAACCATGATTGGTTTCGAGTCCACCACCACGACTGTAAGTGAAGCGAGTCTGCAAGAACCCACCCAACTTTAGTGTCACAGGTGATTCCTCTTTGACACTCACGTATTGTCGTGAGTCTTCTTGTACAGACATGATGAGGTCATATGCCTCGGGGCTTACTTCTGTCGATGCAGTAGCAAGCGGTGCTGCAAGGGTTAAAGCTAAGATGCTAAACATATAGCACTCTCCTTTTTTTGGTACTCAACCACCCCAAGAGGCGGCAGCGTCCCAGACAGTTGCGATTGCGTCACGGAACCAAAGGACGCCTTCCCAAGCAAAAGGAATGAGAGCGAGGCTGATGAGGCACGAACGGGTTACCCCGACCTTACCGAGCCACTTTGAAACAAAATCTTGGCCACAACCTGTGGCGGGACATTCTCCAGTTTTACTCATACTATTTCTCCTTGTGTTAGAGTATGTACCTATAGATCATCCATAGGATTTACTGGGTAAAAATCAATTATACTGTATTTGTTATGTTAAGTCAACTACTTCGCATGAATTTCCAGAACAGGCAAACGTCTGTGTACCTGCTGTGTTGTCTTCTTTCTCGTAGTCTCCTAGTTCTGCCCAATCAATATCTTTAGGGAGGGCTTTCAATAATTCTTTGTACTCCTCTTCAGTGCAGTCCTGATATGGAGCTTGTTTATATGTATGGTCTGAGAAAGGTAGGAATGACACACCAGATACTTCATCAAAGTGTTCCCATACCCATGCTCCGACTTCCATCCACTCATTTTCCTTCACCGAAATAGTCACGGATGGCTTGTGTTCACACCAGCTTCTCTGATAAGTCAACCACAGATTTAACTGCTCAAGTGCGGTCATGTCAGTTCTGAAGACGGCATTCTTGGGTGTCTTCATGGGGAAAGAGAATACCATGGTGTGTTCTGGCTTCATGACATCAGGCTCACATGGGAAGCCCTTCTCTTTCATGAAGATACAGAGAGGATCTTTCACGTCAGCGCGAACCGTTCGAATATAATACGGGTTATGACGAGCGTGGATACCAGAAGCAGCGTCAACGAGCTGAGAGACGGTTCCACTGGGTTTCACGCAAGTGATAGCGACTGACTCATTGATACCAATACTCTTCGCAGTGGTTTTGTTCTGAACAATGGCTTGGGTCTTCAGTTCAGTGAGTAGTTTTTCTAGATTACCCTTCTTACCATTCGTAAGCTCAGAATCCATGATACCAGTCATAGAAACACCAAGAAGTCTCTCCTCCTTACAATTTCTCTCCCATTCGCTCGACAGATACTTGAAGTTGGTCAGGGTTGACTGCCAAGTTCCTAGAATCGTAGCAAGGCGAACCTTTCTCGCAAGAGACTCTTTGGTGTCATTACCACGGACAACGATTTCTGTTAGATTACAGAACTCCTTGTCACGCAGAATAATTTCACTGCATGGGTTTGTACCAAATTCATGATCTACTTCTCTATGTCTAAAGGTTCGATACTCATCAGCAAGAGAACTTCGGAACTCGTTTGCTCTCTCGGTCTGCTTCTTTGCAGCATCTCGGTTGAAGATACCACGCTCACCAGACTTACTCTTGTAGAGTGAGAGCCATTCCTCCATGAACGTACCAATCTCTGGCTTCTCTTTGTATGCTACCGAGTTGTTCGATAGTGCTCTCTGCGCATCGGAAACCCACCACTGTCCGTGCTTCGCATCACGCATCCGCTCATCGGTAAGTGACGAGAGTGAGATAAGAGCACTTCTTCGTACTCCCCCGACCACGACAATCTCAGCAATCTTACAGATGATATCGTGGCACTCGATGGAAGTGAGTTTTCTTCCAGCAGCACGTTGATAGGCTTCCACTGTGAACGTGAATAGATCGTCCAATGGCTGCGGACCCGAAGCTCTACCACCGAAAGTCTTGAGTCTTGCTCCAGCAGGTCTAACCTTTGACACGTCCCATTTCGGAATTTGACCTCCAATAAGAAGGGAGGTGAGTTCCTTGTAAGCCTTTGCCCAGCCCATCTTACTATCCTGTACAACAATTGTGGTGTCACTTGCTTCGAACTCTTCTGCGATAGTTGGTAGTTTGTTTAGGAAGTCACGCTCGACACTGAAACCCACACCAGTACCACACATGAGGATGTAGAGAATCTCATCAAAGGCACGGACACGACCAGAACTGGCGAATGAGCAGTTGTATCCCGCAACGTTGTCACGCTTGAGTGCTTCACCGGCCGTCATGAGTGCTCTCATCGAAGGCATGATCTCTAGGTTAGAGACGGCTGTTTCGAGTTCTTCTCGTTCCTTCTTTGATACCTTGTAGTTGTGCTGCTCCAGAAGATGTTCTTCGAAGAAATCAAAGTACCTCTTGACTGTTTCATGCCACGTCTCTCGTCTGTTTTCATTGGGCAACCAACGAGAGTATCTTGACAAGTGGATAAAGGACT